CGGTCTGCGGAGTCAGAGGCGCACAGTCTGCTAGAGAAAACCCATGACCGCAGAGGTGAGTGGTTCAATTGCACACCGGACCAAGCACAGTCAGCCATAGCTGACCTAATGGAGCAACATAAATGAATAAACTTTACTCACTGGTAGACGATATATACGCTGTTGTTGCTACCAAAGAAGTACCGGAGGACGTTGATCTGTACGAAGAGATTGACCGCTTTGGTGAGAACTGTAAGAAGCTCATGTCAAACCTGTTCACAGAGAAGCGTGACGGGCGAAAGCTACGAATGTCAAACATCGGGCGAGATGATCGTTACCTCTGGAACGTGGTTAACAACGCAGACGTACAGGAGGAGATGACACCTAACACTTACGTCAAGTTTATGTACGGACACCTGATCGAAGAGATGCTTTTGTTTCTCACTAAACTATCAGGACACGAGGTGACTGATGAGCAAAAGAAATGTGAAGTTGGCGGTATTACGGGGTCTATGGACTGCAAAATTGACGGTGTTGTCACTGATGTTAAGAGTGTGTCATCGTTTGGGTTTAAGAAATTCAAAGACGGAAGTTTGGCTTTTGATGATCCGTTTGGATATGTTGCTCAAATTAAAGGGTATGCACACTCTGAAGGGGAAACCAAGTTCGGCTGGCTAGCTATGGACAAACAGAACGGCCATCTAACGTACCTGATGTACGACTCTGAGGACACACAGGCTCCCGTGTACGAAAAGATTGGATACGACATAGAGGAGCACATTGAACGCATAAAAAAGCTAGTGGAGCAACCGGAAGCACCAGAGCACTGCCACGAGGTCGTACCAGATGGCAAAAGTGGAAACAAAAAGCTCGCAGTCGGTTGTTCTTATTGTCCCTACAAGTTTACCTGTTGGCCCGGAGTAAGAACATTCCTGTACTCAAGTGGACCCAGATACTTAACAGAGGTGGTCAATGAGCCGAAAGTCGCGGAAGTCTAAACTAGGAAACTTTAGGTCGGGGTTTGAAAAAGATGTTGCCACGCAGTTACAACCATTTGGTTTTACATACGAACCGTTCCAAGTCCCGTACAGGATCGAACGAAAGTACACCCCAGACTTTGTGTATGAACTCAACGGACGAACGTATCTCATTGAGTGCAAAGGATACTTTCGATCAGGAGACACGCAGAAGTATAGAGCGATCTCTCAGTGTCTCCCAGAGACGCAAGAACTTATCTTTGTACTGATGAAGCCTAATCAGAAAGTAAGTAAAAGTACCAAAAATACTATGGCTGAATGGTGTGACAAACACGGAATACTATGGTATAATATAGATACACTTAAGGAGTTGGTTGATTATGTCTCTGACACTAGAAGAAATTAAGGAGAAGCTGTTGCGGTTCTATGATCCTGACGATCTTCTGGAAGCACTACAGATCTCTTCAGAAGAAATACTAGATAGGTTTGAAGATAAACTACTCAAGAAGCTAGAGAATTTTCACGAGGAGTTAGAGGAAGAGGTCGATGCGGAATGAGTGGACTTGGTATACAGACTGTGAGATACGAAAAAAGATCTGTGAAGAGAAGGGGCATCATCCAGAAGAATGTGCAGAGAAGTTTGAGGAGTGCAAAAAAATGTCAATAGACGAAGCAACACCAGCAGAGTGGAACAAAGTGTCTAAGACAGCAGTGGGCAAACTGTACCACCCGGAGGACAAGCACAACCCCGTGACACAACCAGATCACTACAACAAGGGAGCGATAGAGGCCATTGAAGCAATCAAGGCGTCCATGCACCCACAGGAGTACAAGGGGTATCTCAAGGGGAACTGTCTGAAGTACCTCTGGCGTTACGAGTACAAGAACGGTGTAGAGGATCTACGTAAGGCCCGTGTCTATCTGGATTGGCTCATAAAGGAGGTTGCCTTATGAAAGTAGTAGAAGGGAAGTTTGGTAAGACAAATGAAGATAAAAAAGAAATTACCACATCAGAGTTTTTGTCAGCGTTTGTAGTCAAGGCTATGGAACACGAGGAAGAGGGACGAAAGGTAAAGGTGGCTGTTGTGATGTACGAAGACGGTGAAATGTTTGAAGTAGCTTCCAACGAACAGTACCCTGATGGGGTGTACATGCTCTTGCAGATGGCAGGACAAGCAATTATTAATGAGACATTAGGAGTAACAGAATAGATGGACGCATATCAACAGTACATCCATAAATCCCGGTACGCCCGTTACCTTCCAGAAGAGAAGCGCAGGGAGACTTGGGAAGAGACAGTAAACAGGTACATCAACTTTTGGGGCGATGATCTGCCAGAGACTGCACGTAAGGAGGTTTACGAGTCTGTACACAATCTAGACGTAATGCCATCCATGCGAGCACTGATGACCGCAGGAGAGGCGCTAGAGCGTGACAACGTAGCAGGATTCAATTGCTCTTACCTACCCATAGACCACCCCAAAGCATTTGATGAAATGATGTACGTGCTCATGTGTGGCACAGGCGTAGGCTTCAGCGTTGAGCGTCAGTACGTACAAAAACTACCGGAGGTTGCGGAGGAGTTCCATGAAACAGATACAGTTATCAATGTTGCAGATTCGAAAATCGGATGGGCGAAATCGTTTAGGGAGTTGGTATCACTGTTGTATTCAGGTCAAGTTCCCAGATGGGACGTTAGTCGAGTACGATCTGCAGGTTCCCCGCTTAAAACTTTCGGAGGTCGTGCAAGTGGCCCTGAACCTCTCGTCGAGTTGTTCCGATTCACGGTGGACTTGTTTCGGGAAGCTTCTGGACGAAAACTTAGCTCCATTGAGTGTCACGATCTTTGCTGTAAGATTGCTCAAATCGTCGTTGTCGGAGGAGTCAGACGAAGCGCCCTCATCAGCCTCTCAAACCTGACAGATGACAGGCTACGCCGTTGTAAGCACGGGCAGTGGTGGGACGAAAATCCCCAGCGTGGTCTAGCGAATAACTCTGCGTGTTACACAGAGAAGCCCGACTTTGAAGCCTTTTTAAACGAATGGACAAGCTTATATGAATCACGATCTGGTGAACGAGGTGTCTTTAGCAGAGTGGCAAGTCAAAAGCAAGCTTCAAGAAATGAACGAAGAGATGCTACCTTTGATTTCGGAACTAATCCATGTAGTGAAATCATCCTCAGACCCTACCAGTTCTGCAATCTTTCAGAAGTTGTTGTTAGGCCACAAGATACACTCGCAAGCCTCAAACGAAAAGTTCGGATTGCGACTATCCTTGGGACTCTTCAGGCTACCCTCACAGACTTCCGATACCTCAGAAATATTTGGAGAGTAAACACGGAAGAAGAGGCGCTACTAGGGGTATCACTAACAGGTATCATGGATCATCCGTTACTATCAGGACGGGAAGACAAGGCAAAGCTGAAGAAGTGGCTTACGGAGATGCGTAATGAAGCTATCGTTACTAACGAGCAATGGGCTAAGAGATTGGGCATTAAGCCGTCTGTCGCAATTACTGCGGTTAAGCCTTCTGGTACTGTTAGTCAGTTGGTCGATTCTGCTAGTGGGATTCACCCTCGCTACAGCAATCAATACATTAGACGAGTCCGTGCTGACTCTCGTGACCCACTTTGTGGGGTCTTAGAGGCCGCAGGAGTCCCTGTGGAGGACGATCTAATGTCCCCTAGTACACGGGTATTCTCCTTTCCTATTACGTCTCCTGAAGGCGCTGTGACAGCCTCAGACATGGGTGCTATGGAGCAGTTAGATCTGTGGGAGATATATCAGGACTACTGGTGTGAGCACAAGCCGTCTATGACTTGCTACTACCGTGATGAGGAGTTTCTAGAGGTGGGCCAGTGGCTGTACAACAAGTTTGACAAGGTATCTGGAATTTCCTTCCTGCCCTACTCAGACCACAGCTATGCTCAGGCTCCTTATGAACCTGTGGATAAGGCCACCTTGAAAGAACTAAAGAAGGGTTTTCCTACAGAGATATCGTGGGATATAGAAGAGGCCAGCGATATGACTGAGGGGTCACAACAACTGGCCTGCACGGGGAATAACTGTGAACTATAAAATACTACTAGCCCTTTGGATTTTGTTTTCAGGGTGTACTGTTATAATTACATCCCAGCCTGAAATAGAGATCCCTCAAGAAATAAAGAAAACAGAGTAGCCCTCTGACTTACCTACGTCCTCTGGCTTGTCTTTCGGGTCATGGGGCGTAGGTATTCCCTGCGCTTGCATCTTCTTGACACGCTCCTTTGACTTCTGACACATAGTGTGGTAGTCGTGGGATGTGTAGCTTACTGTGTGCTTATCTTTGTTCTTCACGGTTTCCTCCTGTTAACATACCAGCTACTCATCTTCTTCAGACCCCTGCTCTTGTTGCATCAAGTCCAAAATAATTAAACGGTCTGCCTTCAATTGAAACAGTACGTTTGGATCGTCTGATTTTTTAATCAACATGTTTAGGGCCTTTAAAGTCTCAGCAAACATTTTAGCACGGTTTTTCTTTGATAGTAGTTTAACCCCTCCGTACAGAGCCGCCCCTGTTGTGCCTGCCGCAATAGCAGGGCCTGCCCCGCCAACCAAACCAGCAACGGCAGTACCTGTAAAATACAAAGATCCTAGCGTTGACGGAAGAAGGGCGGCGTCTTTTAATCTCTGGGCAACTCTTTTCAAACCGTTGTCTAGCTCTTTGTTTCTTTTGTTTACCATTCTGTCTAAAGCTAGATAGCTGTTGTGTTGGTGGTTGAGTAGATGGTGCGCTTCATCCCCCGGAGTTATTTGCTTTAGTTTTTCGTTTAGCACCTCACGAACAACTCTCGTTGCTTTAGCTCTGCCTGTTGCTGAAGCTGAGTCTAACACGCCTACGTATGCTTCATTCATAAGCCTGTCAAATTCTTTTCTAGCCTTCAGTATGCCCATAGCGTCATTGCCGTATCTTTGAACTAACCCTAGCGCATCATTAGCCAACTCCAAAACAATTTTTTGAGACTCTGGAGTAATACCTCTAAAACCAGCAGAAGCTTTAAATTCTTCTAAGGCTTCAGACATTTCTGCAACTAAATCATTAGCATCTACTTTCGGGTTTCCTGCTTTCTTAATAAACTTCTCAAGCTCTTCCGCTTGATTACCAATATGGGTTAACACCGCGTTCATGTTGTACGTGTATGACCTGTTTGGGTCTACATTAGGAGTAGTCTCTAGAACACCAACGATCTCTTCACTTTTTTCGTCGGGAATCCACCGTTGTGTACGTAGTGTACCTACCTCTTCTACTACATCAGTTGTCCCAAAAGATTCTGGCTTTATTAGCGTTCGGACGCCTTCTCTAAACTCTTCTATATTTAATTTAGTAGACTTACCACGAGCGCGTCTCTCTAGAACATCAATGTTTAAATCAGGCCGTGGACTAAACAGCACGGACAAGTCAATAGTGTTATCTACTAAAGCCTCTCTTCCGGGGTTTTGTGTTTTCCATTCGTTGTACTTATCAATGCCCATTTCAGCAAAACGCATAGCCTCTTTAAACCAATCAGCGTCTTTAATTTCATTGAACGCCGCTTCAGCACCTTTACGCACAGAATTGGGAACAGAGCTAATCATGTAGTCTGTAATTATATCACCAGCAGTTAATGCCGCCGTAGCAACCCCGCTTGTAACTTCAGCCGCAAAAGGAAACAGGGGATTCTCTAAAGGATCTAACGCTTCAACACGTTTAGCGTACTCCTGTCTACCCTCTTCAATCTTTTGCGGTACACGCTCCACAAAGCCTTCCATACGTGTGACGTACTCTTCGGTTGGCTTAGATAAACGAGTCCATTGCCCGTTAATAAAACCTACACGTTCTCCGGTGCTAGAATTAGTCGCAGTCTCAAGCGGAACCCAAGACTCACCGTTCCAGTATACCTTTTCTCCCGTGTCTGGGTTGGTAGCTGTTTGCATCTTATTTGTCCCTTTCAAAACCGGGTGGAGGAGTAGCAACGGCTCCAACATCTTGCGTTGTCGGCGGTGTTCTCTTTGTTCTAGAGGGCAAAACAAAACCGTAAGATCCCGGCGTTACCCCCATTTCTTTTACCGTGCTGTTGTACAAGGCAACTTTATTTTCTCCTGCTTTTTTAAGAATTTTTAAGATCCTTTGTAGAGAAGCCGCAGTCATTGCAATGTCTCCAGCGGCGGCTTTGTTTGCAAACTCACGGTCAGCATCTGACAAGCCTGTTCCAGCACCAAAGTTTTTGATGATCTCAGCGACACGAGGAGCCGCCAAAGCGATATACGCCTCTGTGTTTTGTAGGGCTTCGTCCGTAGGGTCAATACCTAAAAACTCAGATAACTCACTTTTAATTCGTCTAACGAATAACTCAGGTTGTGCTGTTGCTCCTGTTATCATTTCGTCAGTCAACGGTAAAACTTCTTCAATGTTGTTTAGAGTCGCTATTGTTTGAGATGTTGACTCGTGTAGTTCTTGAAAATGTTTTACTCCAGCTTCTGCTAAAAGCTCGCTTGTGTAGTTAGCAATTGTTTCTACTTTCTGTCTATTAGGCGCTCTACGTAACCCAAGTTCACTGGCTCTTACGAATCTACCAGAATCAGGGTCCATAACTCTACCACGAGAGTCAACCTCCAGCATCATTTCCTGCCCATCAGCAGTAATAAAAGCTTTTAGTTCGGCTTCAGATCCTTCTAACAACTTGTTAAAAGATTCATCCGACATATTAGCCATTGTTTCGTCGTTCCACTCTAGGCCCACATTTTTAGCGAGAGCTTTTCGTCCGGGTATTCCCCTCAGTCGTATGACTTCCTGTCGTTCAAATGATCTTAAGTCTTTCTGGATTGCTCTCAACGTTTCTTCATCAGTTGTGTTTAAAGCGCGTTCAGCCAAGTCTTCCATTCCTAGTTTGTTAGCAGAATCCACAATAGTTTCTTGAAGGGTTTGAAGATTAGTTGCCGCTGTTTGTTCTTGCATACGAGCACGGGCTTGTTGTGCTAGTTGCATAGCTTCTTCGACTTTACCCTGTGCTAACAGTTGTTGTGCCGCCGCAGACATTTGTTCTGCTGTAGAAGTTGGAGACATAGCCGTGCTATATATGTTAGCCAACTCTTCTTTTCTTTTTTCCGCTTCTTCGTTTAGCGCCATAACACCCGGAATCTGACCAATATTCTGGCCCACCTGAGAATATGCCTGTGCGCGAGAAGGATCAAGCATACCACGGAGCATCATTTGTGAAAATTTAGCCATCTTACTTAACCCCCTTATTAAAACATTCCGCCAAGAATATCAAACAGCGGTATTTTGTACTCCCCACCATCACCCCTGACCGGACCAAGCAGTCCACCCAAGAGTCCAGTACCAAGGCCACCCAACAGATTAGCTCGTGCTTGTTCTGCTACCAACCTAGCCTCAAGACCACTCATCATTGTCTCACCGTACTGCCCTGCACCAAACAACTGTCCTGCTTGGGCTTGTGATTGATACGGTTGCATGGCTTGCTGTAGTTGCATCAACTGCGTCTGCGGTACGTAAGCACCACCCAGAGAAGCCATAGCTAAGTTCTGTTGTGCTTGCTTAAGACCTAAACCGCTTTCAAACATGCCTTGACCAGAAATCAGAGATTCCAACGCACGTTTTTGTTGAGCGTCTCTCATAGCACCTTCAGACAAAGCTAGGTCACTACCTAGTTCTGCAAACTGAGCACCTAGTTTGCTTTGTTGCATCTGCTCTGCCTGTGCTTGCTGTATAGCCGCAAGAGACGCCTTGTTTTGAGCTTCCTCCTGTGCTTGTGACAGTGCTAACTGCTCTGGTGTACCACCGTACATTGCTGTTTGAACACCTAAACGTCCCTGATTAGCCAGCCTTTCTTCCAAAGCTAAACGCTGGCGTTGTTCTTCAGGCATCTGTGTAGCTCTGATGCGATCATATATGTCAGCCTCACGATTAGCAAGAGGAGATTCAGCCTGCCCCATGAACATCCCGCCTAAATTTGCGGATCGTTGTGCTAACAACTGTTGATTCAAAATACCGTAAGGGTCTTGTGCAAGCTGTGTATTCCCGCGAGTCATCAAAGCTGTACCAGCAGTTTGTGCATCGGATGCGCCAGCCGCGCCACCAGCAACAGAAAATCCTGTTTCTGCTTGACCTAGTAGCCGGTCTTGCAGGCGTTTCTCTAGAGGAGACAGAGTAAACTGTGTGCTAGTTCCAGTTATTTTACCTGTCGTAGGATCAAATGTAGGTTTTGCTGTAAATCCGCTACCGGGTATTGCAGAGGAGACAGTAAACGGCCTGAACTGAGACATGGACAGAGCATCTTGTGCTAAACCAAGAGCACCCGGAACTTTTGTACCATCTTCTAGCGTTACTCCTGCTAAAGACTGCTCACCAATGTCGCCTAGCCTTTCGTACTCTTGAGCACTAAGTAAGCCACCCCCGACAACACCGCCTATCCCTAATAGGCCTTTTAAAACATCCGGAAAAGCCATCAGTAAGTACCTCTGTCATTGTTATAATTCGTCATAATCATAGCGTTTTACCTATCAGTGCTAGTACGTTCATTTGCTGTACGGACAAGGCGTAGCCGTTAATGTCTGTTTCAATACCTACGCTGACTACCGAACCGTAGCCTGTCGTGTTTAATGAGTTTCTGCTTATAGTCAAGGCTTCTTCTGAGTAATCTGCAGTACTATATTCAGACTGTCCGTAAAACCCCGGTAAATCAGAGCTAGTTCTAAATGTGCTACTGCTGGGTGCTGTTGAAAAATCGTAAGCCCACCTGAGAAATATGTCTGAGTTGTTTCCTCCAAGCAAAGTAGGTCTAATCTTTTTTAACATCTTGATTCGTGACGGGTCACCAAAAGTAAGGCCTGAGCTAAAGTACCTAAAGCGATAAGAATTGCCGCTATCTAAGTAGTTTTCGTGTCTACCTAGTCCAGCCGTTGTGCCTATATATATGTCGCCGTTCCTATCCCTGTGGAAACTTTTAAAGTCCACACTAGGCCAGCGTGTTACCCTGTACGCACCGTTTTCTAAAGTAGCCCTTACATCAAAACAGTACACGAGGTTGAGATCAGGAAAGCACAGAAGATAAAAGTAGTTCTCAGGGCTATACACCGTACTCACAGGCTCAACCCTACCTAACGTATTAGCAATAAGTTCCTGCTTGATGTTTCTGCTCAAGTCAGTAATAGGCAGGGACTTCTCTTGTATAGCTCGTCCCAAGCTCCTAAGACCTGTTTGAGTCAAGAACAACAAGTCTGTTCCTATATTCTGTACACTCTTTCTGTCTACGCAACCCACACCGGGAATGGTGTCCTGTAGCGCCATAGACGCGGGACTTTCAGCGCCACTATAAACAACTGTGTTATTTTCACCAAAGACCACGAGCAGGCCGTTGTGAGCCGCTAAAGCTACAACCTTATCAAACCCGTTAGGCCACGCTTTAGATACATCAATAGATCCGCTAGAACCACTAGTAAAATTGTGTCCTGTCAGAAGATCCGACCAGTAGATCGTGTTGTCATCAGTAGCGTTACCTACGCACCATACGCGCCCGTAAGCACCGATAGCCTCGTGAGAGTACTGATTAGCTGTTACGTGTGAGCCACCGACAGCAGACATTTTAGTCACTACACCAAGACTGTTGCTGTACACAAGAGGCTCGTAGCCGCGTTGGAAGAAGTAAGCGTGATCGTTAAAGTTAAATATCTTCCAATCGTTAGCACTAATCGTGTACGACCCCGGCGTAGCGTCAGCCAGAGTAGTTGTACCTGTCATAATCTTGTTGTTACCAGTACTAAATATTACCTCGTTACCGGCAGTGTCATAGAACTCGTGGATGTTGTGCAAGTAGTCAGTACCTAAAACAGTCTTGTTTGTGGTAATAATAGCATTACCCTTACGTGAAGCCAAACGACCACGCCTGTCAATAATAGCGTTGTCCGCAACTTCAGCAAAGGACGGGTCCTGTGCAATAGGGGAATCCTCTGTGTTGATCCCCTTGAACGCAGGAGCAACTAAATCAATACTCTGTAGTGGCTGGGCCATACGTACTCCTACGGGGTGTAAAAGATAGTTTCTTCAGGATGCTTTTGTGCGTCCAGAGAAACTGCATCAGAAAGGTACTTGTCAGCAATAGCAAAGTACTCAGGAGTAGATGTGCCTCCTGTCTCACCACGCTCACGAGCCAACAGAGCTACTGCCATGTGAATCACAGGTTGGCTAGGAATAGCTAGTGTGTCGGCGTTATTGCTCAAGGCTACGTTCCTTATGACGCTCTTGACCTTGATAGAGTACACACCGTCAGGCTTAGGATACACATCAATCTGTGCGTCACCAGAGCCGTCGATGCCACTGAACGTGTAGTACTGTGGAGCACCAGACGCAGGAGTGTTGACAAAAAACTTATCGTCAAACCAAGTCTGCGGTCTGTACTCCATTACAAGATTAGACGTATCGTTAATGATATTAAGAATCTTGCCTTGGTCTTGGTAGCCCGTAAGGGAATACGTGTAGTCATCAGCCGCCGTGGTCAGCGTAAGGGTAGACCTAAGATTAGACCAATCCCAAGCGTTTTCCACGAGTTGTTTTGCGTCATTAATAAAGTCACCAACCATAGTACTGTACGTGTTAGCGTACACAGTAGTTACTTGGTCTTCTCTAAGACGCCTCAGTACGTTGTTTACTATGTCTAAATAGGTCATACCATACCCTCAAACAAACTTCTTTTAATTAGGCTGTCTAGTTCTGCCATATAGTCTTTTTGTGGTGCTGGAGGAGCCGCTGGCAAAGGCTGGGGCGTGTAATCTATGCCAGCAATGAAAGGACTAAAGGCTCCAAAACCACCACCACCACTGCCACCACCACCAGATGACGGAGGAGGGGGAGGAGGAGGCGGCGGGGGAGTCACTGTGCCACACTCTGCAGGATTAGCCGCCGCATACGCGGGATCGTCACAGTCTGTCGTAGTCGTAGGACACTTCCCGTCTTCGTACTCAGCAACGGGAGTGCCATCAGGACAAGTATCACACCCGCTTTCTACTGTGGCTCCGTTGTCACAAACATTACCGCTTTGAAAACAGAGGCCTTCTGCGTCTTTTGAAAAACCGGGCTTACACCTACAGTCCCCTTCTTCCCCATCGTTGATAGCATTAGGATCGTTACAGACGCCACCGTTGCTAACACATTCTCCGTTAACTGTAGGCTCGCCGTTTGGACACGTTACACAGTTGTTCTCAGGATCAATAGCACCGTTGGCGCAGTCGTTAAACACACACTCGCCTTCTTGTCCATCGTTTGTGGCGTAAGGGTTGTCACAGATCTGTGTTGTTCCACAAGCGTTACGATCCTCTACAAAGGACCCATCGGGACACGGGAAAACTTCTGTTACTTTACCTTCAGGATCACAGGGGTCGTACTTAAACCACATACCACTAACTTTAACCACACCATCTTTATCTGTGTCGTTAATGTTGTACTGAGGCTCGCTACCATCAGGACAACCGCCAGTTGTGCTACATCGTTCATCATCTTGATACTTACTACAGTAATCATTCAGAGTCAAACACTTACCAGTTTCTTGGTCAGGAATGAAATTAGCTTTACACTGACACCCACCTTGACCATCTGGTTCAGAGTTAGGATCATCACAGCTTGTTTCTCCAGAAACACACTCACCACGGTCATTGTACACACCTTCCCCGTTGCGACAAGGCTGTCCTGAATCAAGATAAGGCTTATTGCAGTCTCCGTCTTCGTGGAAGGATGGAATAGTAAGGTTACCCGGACACTGAACACAATCAGGAGCTACCGCATTGTTTTTACACGTTGTATTACCGTTTCCATTATTATCTTCACCGTAACAATCAGGGTTAGCTGATAGCAACGATCCATCAGGACAATGAGTAGATTTACACTTTGCGTCCCACAGAGCTTGTTGATCTTGTAACTCAAAAGTTACAGCCCCGGTTGGTTTTCCGTCAGTACATATCGGAGTGTATTCTGTAGTAGTGGTAGAATCGTCAACACAACCGTCTTCATCTGCGGTTGGGTCATTAGGATCGTAAGTTAAGTTTTTTTCTTGACATAGTTCTTCTGGTGTACCTGTAGAATCATCTTCACACTTACCGTCTGCATCTTCTGGAGTAACTCCGTCACTACACATACATTGTTGCATGTTTTCGTTCCAAGTTCCATCAATGCACCCATTTTCGTCTACGTTTGGGTCAACAACTTCAGAACAGTTTTTCTCTCCTTTTTGAATACCTCCCGTTAACTGCGTTTCGCCTTCTGTTAAAGTGTCACAATCAACATAACCCAGAGCATCACACTTTTCTTGGTTGTTCTCAAAGTACTCTCTTTCTATACAGTTTTCGTCGTCTGATGTGGTGTAAGACGCAAGTATGTTAGTTACTTCTTCTTCTATCTCTGCCCATATGAGTCCAGCGGTTACAGAACCTAAGACGCCTTTGAGCCAATCTAGTACATCGTCTGCGGTAGCATCCTCAATACCACTAATAGCTTCTTCCCACTTCTCTTTTGCCCAAGTGCCTAAGTCTTCTAAGACCTGACCTACTGTACACTCTTGTTTTCCGTCAGCGCCACAGGACTCGTTACCGTCTATAATGTCACCGATAGTATGACCTACGGTTTTAATAGCGTTCTCAAAGTCTCTGTACGTACCTATGTCAACGACACCGGGAGGCAGAGGAATATTAGGTAGAGGAAGGCCGGGGGTATTAAAGTCTACACAGTCTTTCCAACAGGGTGGACCGCCTTCATCTGGACCTTTCTCAGTACAAAAATCACTTAGGCTTCCGTCAGTACAATATGAAGGCACACCACCAGCGCCTAGTATGGCTGACCCTATCTTCTTGATACAATCTATTGGACTACCTACGCAATCTGTGATCTTATCGCCTAGTTCGTCATAGAGGCCTTTTGCTGTATTAGCGACACCTTCGCCTACCTCTTTAACGTAATCTTCAAAGGATTTTTCTACACACTCTGGGAGACTTGCGTTCTCAGGCTTTGCGCAAAGATCGTCTGTCCCACCGCCTCCACCAACGCCAAGAGGAATACAGGTTCCATACTCGTCGTATTCGCCCTTTATTGTACCAGCGCCAGAAGGAAGTTGAATTTCACACTCGTCACCTACGCCAGTTCCACCGCCTTCGTTTTCTCCATCGTCTGTTATACACTCTCCAGAAGCATTTGTTTTCCCCGGAACAGACCCTTTCAGGCACTCACCACCAACAGTAAATTGGCAATCACCGTCTTCGTTAATTGTCCCTGCGCGTTGGTTTTCGTCTGTGCAATCAGACCCTTTTACTGGACCCGTGTTTTCAACTGCCTGAACACTCCAATCACTACAGTTACTGTAACCAATTTGACACAGGGCGTTAGATAATACGTTGTTGCCTTGGAATCTGTCGCTGTTTACTGCGGAATCAAAAATCTCTTTTATAGCTTCGTCAGAGTATCCGTTATCTTTCAGTATTTGTCTTATGTCTGCGTTTGCGTCTAGTTCACCAAGACCTTCTCCACCGTCTCCACCAGAGCCTGTGGTGTCACCTGTAATACCAGAGTAATAATCGTCCCAGCCATCCATGTCTGCTAAGTCACTAACATCGACAGCTTGTAAATCTTCTAGGGTTATTTCATCGCTTAAATATTTATTATACGCCTCAAGCCACTCAGTAGCTTGCTCTTGACGATTAATGCGGTCTATATCGTCAGCATCTAAACCCTCAATGCCTTCTAAGAACAAAGAAATAAAGTCTAGAAGGCCGGGGTCTATGCTTTCCCAAATAGTTTCTACTTCATCAAGAGAAAGATTAGGAATGTCTAACTCACTTGGGTTAATACCCGTTCCTATAAACGGATCAAAACCAAAGTTAGCAATAAAGTTTTCTAAAAACTCTGCCAAATTCCAGTAAGCATCACCAATTCCGCCTCGCGCCATAGTTACTTACCGCCCTTCATCTTCATCAGCTTATCAGCACCACGTATGCCAAAGCTGGCAGTCACGGCTACGTAAAGCAAGTACTGGTAGTAGTCAGGTAGCTTGTCTAGCTCCGAAAAAGCTAAACCTACCCGTTGCATAATACTCAAGTCATCCATAGCGACTCCGTAACATACGGCTAACAGGGGCATCGACAGCACCACAGTAAACCACTCGTCTTTCCACGAGGTGGCACTAGCCGCCGCCATCTCTTGTTCCCACGTAGCGGTGTTTCTAATGACTTCCATCTTTGCTACGTGTTTTGCTTGTGACTGCTCGTGGCGGTTGTTTAACCAGTTCTTAGCAAGTCCAGCAATAGGACCAATTAGTGCCGTCCACATAGGTTATCGCACCATGTAAACAGTAAGAGACGCACACGCACTAACAGCAATCCAAAAGAATCTTTCTGCGTTCTTAATAGAACCGCTGTTGACAATAACTACGTTTTCTAGGTCGTGTAATTCATCTTCCTGTTCGTCTAGTCTTTTTTCGTGTCGGTCTAGCTTTTGAAATACGTGCAACAAGCGTTCGTCAATACGCGCCATATCAGCAATAGCTCTGCTTAACTTATCCAAAGTCTGCTCTATGCGGTCCAGACGGTGCTCAGTACTCATTACAGAGTTGCCGCTAGTTCAAACAAAGAGTCTATTTCTTCATTTGTCATTCGTAACGCAGAAGTCATAGTGTTAACCCAAGGTGACATACGCTCAACCGTAGACCCGTACTCCCACTCAATAGATGCAGTAGTTTTATCGGGCTCATCCATAGAAGCAATAGCATCGTTAACCATACTTAGCTTACCTGCCTGCTCCAACGCTAACCGTGCTTGCCGCATGGTTACTGATGTGCGAGGACGGTTCCATTCTTTAATAGCAAGTTCTAATTCTTCTGGTGTACGCTTTGCCATTAGATAATCCTCACTTTAAGATTGTAGTCACCAAGGCTAGTTATTCTCACCTTGTCAGTCGCAGGGAAATCAAAGTTATAGTCAGTGCCTAACACAGCACCTTGGTTTACTGTGTTGGCGTCATAGTTAATAGACACGCCGTCACTGCTAGGCGCAGTAGATCCGCTAGACATGTTGAAGATGATGGCTAGGTCTAGATCGTTACCAAGGGTAAATTGGTTGGC